CGCTCAACGGCGCCGCCACCTACACATTGAGCACGCGGCCGGTCAAGATCAAGGCGGCTTCTGTGATCGTCACCAGCGGCGTGAATACGCCGATGCTGGTGGCCAACCCGCTGCAGTGGGCCGAGTACGCCGAAAAGGGATACACCGCCGACCGCAGCGAGATCCTGTTCTACGAGGACGGCTATCCTCTCGGCAAGATCCACGTTGCTCCACTGGTGAGCGGCACCATAGAAGTTATCGGCGAGAAGGCCATCGGCGGCGGAACGATGATGGTGCGGGACACGATCACGGCCAATGCCGCGGCGTCCTACACCATCGGCGCTGGAGGGACCGTCGATGTGGAGCGCTTCGTGCGGATCCACTCCGCTTCGATACTCGCGTCCTCTACCGTCGCCCAGGAAGCCAAGATCGTCACCGCGGAGGGGTACGCGGCCTATCCACGCCGCGGGGCCGGCAAGTTTGCCGATGTCCTCTACTGGGATGCCGCGCTGTCTGGGAACTCGTACATGCTCGCGCCGAACCCGGCTGCAGGCACCCTCGAAATCTTCGTGTACAACGCGCTCGGCACGCTCGCCGCGCTCGACACGACCGTAACGCTGCCGCCGGGTTATGAACTCGCCCTCCGCAACGCGCTCGGCGTGCTGCTGGCGCCGGAATACGGGCGCCCGGTGGATGCGACCACCGCACAACTGGCCGAAGACGCCAAGATGAGCATCTTCGGGCTCAACTCATCCGTTCTCGGGCCGCCACAGCCAGCGACAGCAGCCAGCGCGCCACCGCCACCTCCCCCGGTCCCCCCTCAGCCTCAGGAGTAAGTACCCATGCTCGTTTCCGAACTGCTCTATACCGCGTTGCGCCTGGCTGGCGTCATCCAGCTTTCGGGCCGCACCGCCAGCACCACCGAGATGGCCGACGCGTTCGCTGCTCTGAACGCCCTGATCGACGGATGGAACGCCGAGCAGCTCGCCGTCTACGCCATCGACCGGCAGGTGTACAGTCTCACCAGCGCCACGGCAAGCTACACCATCGGTACCGGCGCTACCTGGGACACCGCGCGGCCGGCGAAAATCGAGGCCGCTCACGTCATCGTCGGCAGCCCGACCATCGAGCGGCCGGTGAAGGTGTGTACCGCTCCGGAGTGGGCCGCGATCGCATTCAAAGGCGAGACGAGCAATCTCGGGCCGACATCTCTCTTCTATGAGGCGTTGTCTCCAACCGGCACGGTCTACGTGTCGCCGATCCCATCGGCGAACATGTCCATCGTGCTGTTCGTGTGGGCGCAACTGGCGCAGTTTGCCGCTCAGTCTGACACTGTGACCTTACCTGTCGGCTACGTCCGCGCGATCACGTTCAATCTCGCGGTGGAGCTGAGTCAGACGCCGCGTTTTTCGCGCTTCCCCATGGATGCCGGAGTGGCGCAGAAGGCCGCCGAATTCAAGGCCGCGATCCGCGAGTTGAGCGCGCAACTGAATTACGGCGACGGGCCCGCCGCCAGTCAGCCGGAGGGATCCGTCCAATGACCGTCAGGGAGATGATCTACGACGCGCTCCGGCTGGTAGGCGTGCTCAACATCGGGGAAGGCCCCGCCACCGACGAACACACCGAATGCCTTCGCGCCCTGAACACGATGATCGACGCCTGGAATACCGAGCGCCTCACGGTGTACACCACCGGCCGCGACGTCTACAGCCTCGATCCACCGCAGGCAAGTTACACGCTTGGCACTGGGGGCGACTTCGACGCCACGCGGCCGGTGAAGATCGAGAACGCCGGCATCATCGTCGATGGCCATGAGGAGCCGATTGCGCTGCTCGACAAGGACAGGTATGCTGCCATCCGTCTCAAGGGCCTCACAACGACCAGACCTTGCGCGCTCTATGACGACGGCGGTTTTCCGTTCCGGCGGCTGTACCTGTTGCCAGTACCCACCGAGACAGTCCAGTTGGCGCTGTACGCCTGGCGATCGCTGAGCGCGTTCGCGGATTTGGATGACTCGATCAGTCTCCCTCCCGGCTATCTGGACGCCATCCAATACAACTTGGCCGTGCGGCTCGCTCCGCGGTACCGCGGAGCCGTCGTCTCGCCGCTGGTGTTTGACCAGGCGCGTATTTCCAAGGGCAACATCAAGCGCCTGAATCTTCCGGCGCCGCGCCTTGGCATGGATGCCGCGCTGCTCGATGTCGGAGGTTCCCAGGCTTCGTACTGGGATCCGCAAACGGGAGATCTGATCCGGTGAAATTCGAGGGGTTCGTAGGGCCGACCTACCACACGGACTATTACGCCGCGACAGTGGCAGGGCAGCGGTGCATCAACCTGTACCCGGAGGTGGATCAGAGCGGAAGCGGCAAGGTGCGAATCTTCTACCGCAATACGCCAGGACTCGGCACGTTCACCACGCTACCAACCGCGCCGGTGCGTGGGCTGTTTGTCGCCGGCGGCGGGGACTTCCAGGTGCTCTACGCTGTTGGCGGATCGACGCTCTATTCGGTCGTGGCCAACGGCACGGCCACCGAGCTCGGCGACGTCGGCGACGATGCGAGCCACTCGCCGGCGCAGATCTTCCCCAACGGCGACGGCACGGCGATCCTGATCATCAGCGCGGGCAACGCCTATATCGACGTCGGATCCGGCCCAGCGCCCGCGCCCATCCCTGCTGATGCGTTGATCGACGTTGCCTACGCCGGCGGGCAGGAGGAAACCGCCGAAACCGGTTGCTTCCTCGACCAGTACTGGATTGTCAGCAAGAGGGACTCCCGCAAATTCTTCTTCGCCCTCAATCCCGGCTTGGTCTGGGATGCGCTGGATTTCAGCAGCAAGGAAGGGTACCCGGACCACCTGAGGCGTGTGCTGGCTGATCATCAGGAGCTCTGGCTGTTTGGCGACCAGACGATTGAGGCATGGCGCAACGAGGGCGACGCGGACGCACCATTCCGGCGCGATCCGGCCGCTGTGATGGATAAAGGCATCGCCGCCAAGTGGAGCGCGGTGAGCCTCGTGGACGGCCCTGCTTGGTTGGGCTCGGACACGCGCGGCGGCGTGGTCGCCTACCGCGCCCGGGGATTTCTCCCAGTCCGAATCTCAACGCACGCTGTTGAGCAAATCTGGAAGGGGTACACCGTTGTCACCGACGCCATCGGCTACACCTATGACGACGCGGGACACGTCTTTTGGGTGCTCACGTTCCCAACCGAGAATGCCACCTGGGTCTACGACGTGGCCACTGAGATGTGGCACGAGCGCGCCTGGTGGACCGGGACCGAGTTCGCCCGGCACCGCGGCCGCTGCCACGTCTACGCGTTCGGCGAGAATCTCGTGGGCGATCACACCTCCGGGAAGATTTACGAGATGTCGACCCAGACGCTAAACGATGACACGGTGGCCATTCACCGGCGCCGCACGGCGCCGCACATTTCAGACGAGAACAAGCGCACGGCGCATTACGAGTTCGTTCTCGAGTTCGCCACAGACGAGGGCTACTTCGAAGAATCCACCCTCTGCTGGTCGAACGATGGCGGGCTCACGTTCAACACGCCGCGGACGCCGGACACGGTGAGCAGCGGTACCGACCGGATCCGGCGGCTGATCTGGAGGCGGCTCGGCTCAGCGCGAGACCGGGTCTACCAACTCGACATGGCCGACTCGGCGTCGCTCATCATCGTCGGCGCCTACATCAATCCTTCCCCCGGACTTTCCTAACAAACACAGGGCCATGGCAGTCACTGAGCGCGTCCCGATCACCACGCCGATGTACGACGACGGCGGGCGGATCACGCGGCCGTGGATCCTGTTCTGGGAGAAGGTGGCGCAGCGCGGACGCGGAGGCGGCGACGGGAGCGGCCTCCCCGGCTACGTGAACGTGAAGGACCGCGGCGCGAAAGGGGACGCCAAGCGACTCCGGATCAGCATCACCGAAGATTCGGCCACCATCACAGCGGAAGGCGGCGGTCTGCTTGGCTTGGTGGGCAAGCCCATCGCCATCAGCTACGGCATCTTCAGCGAAACCGAGGGATCGCTGATGGTCACCACCACCGGCGGCCGCTTCAAGAGCACCATCGTCAGCGTCGAATCCGACACCAGCGCAACACTCGCGGATACGGCTCCTGTCACCGCTGTGGCGCACGCCTGGCCAAACGCGATCGCCGGTACCGACGACTCCGCCGCAATCCAGGCGGTGCTGGACTCGGTCGACGATACCGGCATCGTCGCCTACTTCCCGAGCGGGAACTATCTTCTGCTTGACGACGGCCTGGTGATCGACCAGTGGAAGGTGCGCCTGATGGGCCTGTCCACCCAGGCCTCATGGCTCTGCTATGCGGGCGATGGGACGGCGGTCCAGTTCCGCAAGGACGAGTCGCCCGGAGTCTTTCACGACTACCTGGAGCACCTGATGGTGGACATCACCTGTGCGGGTGCGGCGGCGTACGGCGTCGAAGTCGGCCCATCGCACTACTGCGGCATGGAGCATTGCTGGATCAACTCCCAGTCCATGTTCATCCCGGAGGACATGGAGCAGGTGGGGTTGGTGCTCGACGGCGGTGGCTACAGCGGCAGTTTCGGCGCCGGCTTCCACTGGAAAGACAACATCATCAAGGGGCGCTTTAAGCGCGGCTTGTGGCTGAAAGCAGAGGTCACCGGTTTCGGCTACAACGCCTGCACGTTTTATCAGGGCACCGTGATCTGGGAGTCGCTCAACGGTCCGATTCTGCCTTCGCCTGCTGGCTACGGCTACTACGGCATCCACCATGAACACGGCAACCAAAACCTGTTCGAGATGATCGACAGCGAAGAGTGGGACGTGGGCTGGTATTTGGAGTCCTACGACAACCTCTTCGTCGGAATACGTTCGGAGTTCAGCCGGACGAAGGGGATCATCTTCGCGGCCGTGACGCTGAACGAGGAGTTGGCGTACGTCAAGGGTGGCACGTTCTGCCGGCTGATCGGCAGCTTCAGTTCTGACGGCGTCGAGGAACAAACCGGCACAACTCAGATCTGGGCCGCGCTGGTCGACGGGCAGAACACGAACGTCATTCGGGGCTATGCGTTTCTCGACACGACTCTGAGCGTGGACCGGGACTACCCGATCATCTGGAGCGGCTCATCGGGATCGAGCGCTTTGATCTGGCGGGATGAGCCCGACGGGCCGGGCGTGGGCAATGTTGGCGTGTTCGGCGACAAGAAGCTCAACCTGTACGCCGGCCTCTCGCAGGTGCTGGAGTGCGCGGGGTCGATCGAGGAAGACTCGTCAACCCTGGCGCTGTCAGTCTATCCCGGGCAAACGGTAGCGGTAGAGCCGACCGAGGATGACATCGGCAAGCGGATCGTCGTAGAGCGAGCGCTTGACGGGCGCAAGGCGCTGATCACCACCATCACCGGCGTTACCGCGACGCCGGCGACGCACACTCTCGGCACCATCTCCATCGTTACCGAAACCACGACGATCACCAACGGCGCCGGCGAAGAGGAGGAAGTTACCACCACCACCCTCACCGGTGCCGCTACTTACTGGACCATCGCGCTGAACGGCAAGACGATCACCGTGAACGGCGACGACTACACGTTCCAGTACGCGAGCCCGAACCGCGGGTTCATCGTGGAGGCGGAAGACTATGGCGCTGAGCATGCCGATGAAGCCGGGGCCTCCTATTCCATCGCGTATGACACCTACGAATTGACGCTGGCCGACGCGGCTGGAGCCACGCTGAACGACATCAGCGTGAAGTATGCGACGGCAGCGGACTTCATTGCCCAGTACGACAAGTCGATCGCCCTGAAGGCACACGGCACTATCGCGTTCCAGATTGCCAGCATCAACAAGCTGACTCTCGACACGGCGGGATTTACGGTCTACGCGCCGATCAAGATCATCGGCAACCAGGGCATCGGGTGGAACACCCTCGGCGGATCGTCTGGGTTGAGTTGGCAGATCTCCCATGAGACCGAGATCTCGACTCCGTACATCCATGGGTTGCTCATCAACGCGGAAGACGCAATGGAACTCCGCGCTGGTGAGTCGCGAGTGGACAAAGACCTCATCCTCGAGGCCGCACACGAGGACGCACAGATCCAACTCCGCGTAGGCGGCGTCGCGCACATGGTCATCACCGCAGATGGAGTCTCCGGAACGATGACGGCGATCAGCGTTGGTGGAAACAACAACTTCTCCAACGTCACGGCATCCGAGTATGTGCGTATCCTAGCCGCGTCGCCTCCCCCGCTGTTCATCACGCGCAACACCGACGCAACGTCCAAGGTCGGCGGCCTGGATATGGGCTGGAACAGTGCCCGGCAATGGCTGTTTTCGGCAGGCGTCCCCAGTTCGACCAACACCGCTTTCGCGCT